TAGATGGTGAACGTCAGACTCCTCTACGTAGAAATAAGATTGACGAACTGACTAAAGATCCAAAGGCTCTTGGAGAAGAAGTTTATCGTAATTATCTACGCAATAAAAAGTTAATAGATTTAACAGAAACCCCAGAACCTCTAAAAGAGAAAATTATATATAACTATGAACAGCAAGACAAGACAGGTAACAAGACTAAAGTGTTTCCATACTTAGTTGAAAAACGTTGTCGTAGATTATTAGAAGATGTAAAGGACTTTATATAATGGCCCATGCAGTGACCAAGCGAATCCATGAAATAGTTGAATTAGTGTCTAAAGCTAAAACTAAAGATGAGAAGATTAACATCCTAAAGCAGAATGAATCTCAAGCTTTAAAAGATGTGCTTGTTGGAGCATATCATAGCAATGTACAGTGGAACCTCCCACCTGGTAGACCTCCTTTTGAGGCTTCAGAAGAGCGTAGTGTTCCTACTAACTTGCTAAAACAAACTCGAAAATTTAATGATTTAATTAAGGGTGGTCCAGGCGACACACTTCCCGCTTTCAAACGTGAACAAATATTCATTCGTTTGATAGAAATGATACACCCTAAAGATGCCGAACTTATCCTAGCGATGGTGGCAAAAAAGCAGCTGGCAAAAGGCTTGACTAAGAAATTAGCACAGGAGGCCTTTCCAGGACTTATAACTTAACCTTCAAACTAAAATATATACACAGGAGATATGTATGACTGATTTTCAGCTTTCTGTACTTCAACAGGACTCAGAAGAACTTCGAAATTATATAACAGAGTTAACAGAGAAGGGTAAATCAACCCTCGTTACAAAGTTATCTAAGAAGTTAGAGTTTCTAGAATCACGAATCGCTGTTCACATCTAACATACGGAGGTAGCGATGGTCAGCTTTAACCGGCTGACCATCATTAATTAGGAAACACAAATGCCAACATATACAATGATTAATAAAGAAACCGGTGAAGAGACGGACATGATCTTATCTTTTGCAGAGAGAGAAGTGCTACTCGAAGCTGGTGAATACACTCAGAAACTATCTACAGGAAAACTAGTTACTTCAGTTAAAGGTACTCTGAGTATGACATCTGATGGATGGAAAGATCATCTAAAACAAATTAAGAAAACTTCTGGCAGGGATAACACAATTAATATATAATGACATCAACAAGAGTTAAAAAACCACATAACTCTTTGCAGGTTAGATTAGACGACCTCTTAGAGTACGAGCCGATAACTAAAAATCAAGAAGTAACATATGATGCATGGGAAGAAGATTATAATTTAGTACTGACAGGCTCAGCAGGTACAGGTAAAACCTTTATGGGTATGTACTTAGGGTTAGAGCAAGTATTAGATCCTGACTCAGCTCAAGATAGATTAGTTATTATTAGATCAATGGTACCTACAAGAGACATGGGATTCCTTCCAGGTACTAAAGAAGAAAAAGAAGACGCTTTTACTTCTCCATATAAGAATATTGCTGCTGAATTGTTTGGAGATAATAATAGTTGGAATAGAGCTCTATCAACAAAGAAGATTCAGTTTGAGTCTACATCATTTATACGTGGACTTACTTTAGATTATAGCGTAATATTAGTAGATGAAATGCAGAACCTTTCTTTCCATGAGTTAGATTCTGTTATAACAAGAGTAGGTAAAGGCTCAAGAATTATATTCGCGGGTGATTATTTACAGTCAGACTTTACAAGGTCAGATGATAGAAATGGTATTATGAAGTTCCTCACAATTGTGGAACAACTTAAGAAGTTTGAGATCGTTAACTTCGGTTGGGAAGATATCGTAAGATCAGACTTCGTGAGAGACTATATAATGACAAAGGAAATGTTAGGAATAGAATAATGATGATAATTTATGGTAAAGAGATGTGTGAGTATTGTGACAAGGCTAAAGAAGTTTGTCATCAGTATGGTATTGAGTTTCAATACTTTCCAGTAGATGATAGGTTTGTTGGTGAAGCTAATCTAGCAGATCTAAAAGAACAATTGATTAAAGAAAATCGTACAGTTAACACAGTTCCAGTTATATGGGATAGAAAACGTTTCATTGGTGGCTATAATGAACTAATGGACTACATCGAAAGCACAGGACGCTATGGCTAAATTCGAACGACATAACCCGAGCAATAAGAAACAAGATCGCAATAAGAATCTTTCATTAGATAAAGAGTCTAAGATTAAATCTCTTAATAATGAAACAAAGCTTTCTGGTTATAAACTTAATGAAGTCATGCATGATGAGTACGAAGGACCTTTAACTGATGAGCCAACCCAACTTAACGGATAATCTGTTTTATATTCTTAATCTAAGAACCCAATATGAACAGATAGTATCGTTCCGTAAAACTTATGATTTACCCAACTATAATAGCGATATAGATAGTCTTAACTACTTCGTAAAGAATGGTGCTAAGAATAATCGCTTCCGTAAAAGCTTTGAAGATGCATTGAGCATCGCTAAGAATATTATAAAGAGTTATGAAAATGAAAAGACTAATATATCAGGTGTACACAGGTAAGAAGAGTAAGCTCTATGACCACTGTACTAAATCTGTAGCAGAGTATGCTAAGAGAATAGACGCAGAGTATGTAGTACAGAAAACACCTATCTTAATGATTAAGCCTGATCCTTTTGTTACTAACAGGAGTAAAGAATCTTATGAAAAATATGGTGGCTTCCTTCCGATCTATGAGAAAGAAAATGCTTTCGCATACCTCAAGTCATACGATCAAATTGCTATTATTGATGCTGATGTTTATGTACGCCCTGAGTGTACCGAGTCAATTTTTGATGCTGCTGGTACTGATGTTGACTTTGCTGGTGTACTAGAAAGAGATATGCCTTGTACACCTCAGTATGTGGCTAAGATAGCTAACTACTCTCGTATGCAATACAGTATGCCAAATATTAATCCTTTGTTTGATTGGAAGCATCCAGGAGGTGCTGACTTCTATAATATGGGTATTATGGTTCTTAATAAATCTATTGCAAAGTATCTCAATGGAGAGACACCTAATCAGTTCTTAAGACGTCCTAGGTTCAAAGCATTTATTGATGGTATGGGAGCATGGAAATGGTCTACAGATCAGACTCTACTAAATGTATGGGTCAAAGAAGAGAAGATGAAAGTAAAGAATCTATCTTTCAAATGGAATGGTTTATTTACTGGAATTGAGATGAATAAAGTAAAAGAGTGTAACTTCATTCACTTCTTCTTAAAAGATAAACTACCTAACGCTGGAGAGAATGTAGAAGAGCTTATGAAATATGTATAGTCTGTTTATTCATATACCAAAGAATGCAGGGTTAACTATTCGTAGAAGTCCTTTACTTCAAAATAGAATTATACTAGCAGGACCAGCTGCTCATAAGTCAAGAGAATATACTCAAGCTGTATTAGATAAAATGAACAAACTAGGAGATCATCATGGTTTTGAACATGCAAGATGGAGAGACGTTCATCCCACAATACGTGATAGACACAACGCCTTTGCTGTTATTCGCAATCCTTGGGATAGGGTGGTCAGTCGCTACTACTTTGCCAAAAAGGTAATTGAAGTAGAAAAGAAAGTAGATCCAAGCTATGCAGATACTAGTACGTTTGAAGCGTTTCTTGAAGAGCGTCATAAGTGGGGAAGTGAAAAATATATGTGGCATCGGGCAGTCAGAGGTTGGTACAATGCTCATGATCACGTTAGTGATGACACTGGTCGTGTTCGTTGCGATATTATTAGATTCGAAAATCTTAATGACGACCTCTGCAAATATTTTAAATTAGAAAAGATGACTGAAGCTCGTAACATTACAGCTGTTAACAAAGGTACATACCATGATGTCTATAAGAAATATCCTAATACTATTCAGATAATCGCTGATTGGTATAAAAAGGATATTGACCATTGGGGTTATGATTTAGACACAGGACCAACAAGGAATACATTATATGCTTGATATACTATTTAATAAAGCTGGATGTGATAAAGCAGAGAAGCATCACTACCATACAGTCTACGGACCAGAGTTTGATACTCTAAGAAACGAACCTATCAATATTTTAGAGGTGGGAGTGTTTAAAGGAGACTCTATCAAAGCTTGGCTTGAGTTCTTCCCTAATGCAAATATCTATGGTATTGATATCTTTAAAAGAGTAAAGCCACAAGATATTGAAGTGTTAAATGATGATAGAGTAAAGTATCTTAAATGTGATAGTACTAATATTGCTGTACGAGATCAGATAAAAAAGGAGTGGCCTAGAATTCGTTTTGATATTATAATAGATGACGGACTACATACTCCAGATGCTAATGCTAAAACATTACATAATCTATTTCCTCTACTAAAGAAGAACGGAAGCTTCTATGTAGAAGATGTGTGGCCTTTAGATATAATGACAACAAAGGAAATGCAGCACTGGTGGGTACAGAAACATCCAGAGAGATATAACATTCTCGAAATGAATAAGTTCACAAAAGAGATAGAAGGTAAAGATGTTAAACGTTTTGATCTTCGTGCTCGATCAGGTCAACCAGACAGTTACATTATTAGAGTAAAATGAAATCATACGCAATAGTAATAC